CATCCATTCTAAATGCTTGTATGTCAAAGGATGGTCATATCCTGTGCTTTGGTGTACAACTCGTAACTTCTCCTTTGGGTACTGCTCTAATGCTAAGGCTAGACACAGTTGTGAATCTTTACCTCCGCTGACGGGAACAATAATTGTTTCATATTTCATTAGTGTGTCTCTTTCCATGAGTTACCTACTTTATATTCTCCGTCCAAAGGACAGCGCATATTCAACATTATACCAGCTTCTTTGATTGCTTCTTTGCCGAGAATACCAGCTTCTTCTGCACGCTGTTCTTCCACTTCAATCTGCCACTCATCGTGAACATTGGCAACCATTTTAAAGTCTATTTTTGCTTTACGCAATCTCTTGTGCAAAATAACAACAGCCTGTTTCATTACTATCGCACCAGCGCCTTGCAATAGCGTGTTGAGCGCCGAGTGCTCCGCACGAACGAGTAGCTTGCGTCCGTCAAGACCTTGTAGCCATCCTTTCGTAGCATAGATACGAGCCACTTTCTCTCTAAGCCTTTTAAGGTTTGGCGTATTTTGTAGAAAACTATCAATGAGTCGTTGTCCTTCTTTCGCACTACCTCCAACAATCTGCCCGATTTTGGCACTTCCTGCGCCATAGAGGAATCCATAGATAAACGTCTTAGCTTGATTCCTCGTTTGCAACCCAGCAGCATTTTGGTTCGCTGTGTGAATATCGCCTGATACAACTTCATTTGTATACGCATCGTCGTTCATATAGTGAGCCAGCATCCGAAGCTCCAAACCTGAAGCATCAATACCGACTAACTTATATCCTTTCTCTACTGTCCATAAATCCCGACACTCGTGTCCGTAAGGACTACCGCTGTTGGGTACTTGCGCCATGTTCGGACTCATGTGTGTCATACGACCTGTGATAGCGCCGTTAGTGATGACACGACCATGAACCCTACCGTCTGCGCCAACTGCGTCTAGCCACGATGTAATCTGTGCTATCCGCTTTTGTAACATCATGTATTCTGCGAGGGCTTTGGCTTCCGGGTAGTCGAGACTGGCGAGGACTTCTTCGTCGACGATGACGCTACCTTTTTCGGTACGCTTTTTGGGTTTCCAACCCTTTTCTTGAAGTCTCTCTGCAATTTGCTGTCTGCTGCCGGGGTTGAACGGCGTGACGATGTCGTTGAGAGGCTTCCCACTTGTTTTATGTGTTCTGCCACTGATGACGACTGGCGGAAAGATGGTTTCCATTTCAACTTGAATAATGTCCAGTTTAGTCTTAAGTTCAGATAGTAAGCATAGAGCCTTAGGCATATCCAGCTTGAAACCGTTTCGCTCTTGTTCAGCAATGATAATTGCGACTTGGTGTTCGAGCGTAATACTTTCTTTTGAGAAACCATTTTCCATCTCCTGAGTTAAATGTTTATAAAGCTCTGCTGTTACTTTTGTATCTTGTACGCAGTACCACAATAACGCTGACATAACAGGCTCGTCAAACGCTAAATTACTTTGGTCAACTTTTTTACCGTTTGCATCTTCACCAATTAAAGACTTTTCTGTAAGCCAAGACCATATCTTTTTATAAGGCGCTTTGTAGTGTCCTAAACGATTACCCCAAGCCTCTAGCGAGTGTCCGTCTTCTAACGATGGGTTATACAGCCGTGACAACACTAGCGTATCTACTAGCTGTGACTTTTTGACAGTAATTCCCCAAACCTTCTTTAGTACAGGGAAATCAAAGAAGATGCCGTTGTGAGTAACAATGCTGTCGCAGTTATTTATAAAGTCTTGCAGTGACGCTGGCTGCACAAAGGTAGAGACAACATCTTTGTCAATGTCACGACACACAACACACCAGATTTTATCGTGGGTGCTGTTGGTCTCGATGTCCAGTATTATGCGCATACGTTAATCATTTTAACTAAACTTTGCAGATTAAGCAAATATAATCGTGAAGTGTTGTTATCACCACCACTCACCACCCGTGGCATTGTCTGTGCAATATAATTCCTGAGTATTTTAGTCGGGATTACCAAAGTCATCACAATATCATTACCGAGAGCAAGGTTATGAAACCAGTACTCTGCCTCGGTAGTAGCGATTCCGCTAGGCTTACCACGACTTTCAAACTCAATGACGATGTTACCGGTGGACTTCCACTTCTCTCGCTCAGTCTTTACTTCTATCTTGCTGTGCTGCAGCATATCAGCAACCTTCTTCTCAAATACTTGTCCGTACTGTAAGTCAAGGTCGAATCGTTTGTCGTTGTTCATAAGCATAATTTTATCAATCCTCCTAAGTACATCGCTACTGCCACAAACTCAACGGTGAACAAGGCATAGTCCTTCTGCTGAACACCTGACCAAGCCCATAATCCACTACCAATCAAACCAAACCAGAGGTTCAAAGGAAAGATGTTCAGGCTGGTCAAGCCAATGCCAATCAGGCAGAAGATAGTACCAGTCCATTTCATTGCTTTTTCAGCACTTTCTTCTTGCGAACGAGAGGTTCTTCAACGACAGTTACTGTCTCTACTGGCATTGGTCGTGGTTCTTCAAACATTGCAGCAAGCAGTTCCTGAATCTCAGGCTCAAGCAATGTAAAAGACTTACCGTTGTTCATGTGGACATCACGGTCAATGATGTAAGTTACATTCATTGTTTCAATGATGAGGTTATTTATCTTGACTAGCATTGGTTTCAATCCTTTTCAGTTCGTGTTCAATCATCTTCTGTGCGTTGCTGAGTGCCTTAATCAGTTGCTGACAATCTTCAACATGGTAATCCGCTACAACATCAGTGCCTAACACCTTGTACGCTTCTAGCGTATCCCGAATGAGATGCTTGAGTGTAGTTGTGAACTGCACTGGCTCATCGGCATCACCAAAGAAGAAACCGTAGTCCACTGCACCGTTCTCAGCAATCCATACAAAGCCATCTACTTTTACATTCTTACTCATGATTCATTCCTGTGATATACATTGTTAGGGTACTTCAACATTGATTTAATAAGTTCATCCATAGTAAAGAACCATTGAATAAACATCTGCCCACTTGGTTCATAAATTGTAAAACTCATTTCTTTGTCCATTCAGTTATAATATCTAAAGATTGTTTTAAAAGCATTAACTTGTCTTTTAAACTATCTATCTCAGCTTGCTGCTTAATTACTTTCATCTCTAAGTCGTGTTCAATACCGTGTAGTTCAGTATTGTACGCTTTTAATTCAGCGTTATCGGCTTCTAGCTGTCGTAGCATGGCGGCGGCTTTGACCACATTCATGTTTGGGAACACCTCCAAAATATCAGCTAATTCATTTGCGTTCATTTTCCTTTACACCTTTCAGTTTCAATACGCTCTAACACTTTTAACTTTTCTTCATCGGTCATCTTGTACCAAGTACTGATTTCCTCTTTGTTTCTACCACAATCGTTGCAACTCATAATTGTGATGTCGTAGGTGCATTTACCAATGCAGGGTGATTTTACCATCTCTGTTTTCCATTTCCAAAAGTTGTTCCAGTTCGGTAGGTGTAGTGGCGGACATTTCCAAACCATATCATTTATTTTCCCTCGGCAATAAACTTGTCCACAGCGACATCAATCTCATCACCAATCATCCAGCGCCATTCCGACATATCACCATTACAGGCTATAACAGATGGTGCAACAATCTTAGGGTCAATATCCCACGACGCACTCTTGAGCCAGCGATAACGCTCTGCATCAGCATAGACAGCCCGGTTATCTTGAATACGACCAAAGACATCCCGGTTAAGGGTGCGTAGCCTGTCAATCTCCAAGCACAGTGCATTTATGTAGTTACGAGTAACAGAGTATTCGTCTGTCTTGGCATACTGCCGTGCTTTTTCTACTAAGTCGTTGTTCATAGTGTGTCCTTAATTTCTAACATTCGTCCAGTTTGCCCATTATACAGTAACGCACCACAGTTTCCAGTATATCCACTAAATCGGTTCTTGAGAACCCGCACAGATGTGGTATTACGCTCAATCATATCTTGTGCTTGGCCGTTACGCTCTAAGCCAATCACGATGTCAGACAGTTGTGCAATCGCACCTGAGCCACGCAGTTGCGCTAATGATGTTGCAGCACCTTCTTCGTGACCTTTGCTTTCAGGTCGTTTCAGGTGACTGACACAGATAAGACTGATTCCCGTTTCTTGGACTAGCATCCGCAATTTAGTCATTATGGAGTCCAATGCTTTACGTTCATCACCCACATCACCGCCACTAACGATAATGCTAAGGTGGTCAAGAAACACATAACCACAGCCAAGCCCCTTTGCCATGTAGCGCACTCGATTGACAATATTTTCCAAAGAAGTGCTACCAAAATGGTCAAACAGGTAAATACGGTCACTTCCCAAAGTTCTATCAAAAGCATCTTTCAGTTCCTCCGGCGATATTTCAACATCAGGTAAATGGATTGGTTTGTTTACTGCTAACGACATCAAAGACCGAGCTGTTTTGCGTACTCCTTCTTCAAGAAACATAAGTCCGATGTTGTCATTGGTTTTGCATAGGATGTGCCATACAATCTCTCTAAGAAACTGAGACTTTCCAAGTCCGCTTCCGGCTGTGACCATGACCAGTTCACCTTTCCTGATTCCGTAGGTGAGTTTATTGAGTTCTTCGTATGGATAATCACAATCAGCTTTCTCGATAGGAGCTGACACCATATCCCAGAGGGTATTACCTTGAATAATTCCATCAGGGACATAAGCCTCAGCACCCCACCAACAATCAATAAATTCTTTGCCTGAACCATTCGCCAAATAATCACACGCATCTTTGTATCCTTTCTTATGCTTCATTACCTTGACTTTGCCGCCGAACAATTCAGCGACAGCCTGTGATGCCTTCTGTCCTGCTTCGTCAGCATCAAACGCTATAACGATGTTCTCGAATGAATCAATCCATTCATACTGGGCCTTGCAGTCCTTTAAAGCCGCCGCCGCACCGTTCCGAACGCTAACACAAGGATATTTACTACCTTGCATCTGATACGCTGCCATAGCGTCTAGTTCGCCTTCACAGATAGTCAAGTAGCGACCTGCTTTAGCAAATAGTTGCTGTCCGAACAGCGTAGCGCCATTAAAGTCACCCGCAATGCTGAATTGCTTGTTTGCAACATCCCTAGTCTTAACTGCCGCTAGTGTGCCATCAGCATCATAGAATGGGTAATAGTGTTTACCAGTGGATTGTTTTACGCCGTAGGTTAGGCAAGTAGCCGAAGTAATACCACGGTCAGAGATACTAGAATTAGTAGCAGAGTCATAAAATTGGATGTCCTTGTTCATTGGTTTAACTGCCTTCATTGTTGTTGTTTCACCATTGCTGGCTGTGTAGGTTTCACACTTAAAGCAATGGGTATGCCCATCGTCATAGAGCGCATTGGCATTTGAACTGCCGCAATGCTCACACGGTAGGTGCTTTACGAATTTAGAAACTGGCATATTCAAATCCACTATGCAGTTCAATCTCCATATCCTCAAAATCTTCTTCTTTAATATCCGAAGGCGATAAGTTCTCAGCCGTGATATGGCAATCTTCTTCGGTGTCGCCCTCAACGGTTACATAGTAAGTCTTGGTGACTTTGAATGTCGCCATCAATCCTCTTGGTGCTGTTCTCATTTTTCATTCCCTTTCATAGTGCTTAATGAGTCAATCAAATCGTCAAACAGAATATTGTTTAACTGGCAATACAAGCGAATCTTTTTCAATGCGCTTTGCTGTATCTCGTACACGGTACTGGTGTGCAACTTCATAATGTCTGCTATCTCAGGCAAACTCATTTCATATTCATCTGATTTAAAACCTGCTTTCATATCATCTCCCATCTACTTGTATAACCCCATGACGAACCCGCCAAGGGTATGCTGATTCTACATAAAAACATCTCGAAATACCATCTTTTACACTAAGCCACCCATGCCAATCGGCATGACCTTTTTGATAACTTCCACATACGG